CCTGCTGGACCGTAAATTAACACGCGGGGCGGTCCTAATGATTGCCCCTGTATAATTTGACTCAGTTTACTCATAGTTTTCCTCTCAGTAAAATATTATTATTGACATTAATAATTATGTCTTAATTAAACAGGGCTTGTAATCACTCGCAATGCACAACCAATTTTCTGTAATTCTTCATAATTTCCATGAGTGTTTTTTCCCTTAAAACATAAATTCTTTCTGCCCTGTCTTGTCTTATGACTAAAAAATCTGCATCATCTTGATCCAGCGCATTGTAAATGAATTTGAAGCCTGACTTTTTTCGCTTGGCTTCTACTGCAAACCCTTCAATTCTAAGGTCTGCAGCAAAATCATCGCCAAGCTGGTGTTTGTATGCCCCGCTACCAAAAACTCTCTGGGCTTCAAATCCAGCTTTTCGCCAGGCATCAGCAGTCTCAGCCTCTAGTTCATATCCGCGCTGCTTGTTTCTATTTGACATAGTAACAACTTATAGTAATATAATTTTACTTCATATACAGTAATTATTACTATAATTTGAGCATTTTAGGAGGGTAAAATGAGTCAAGCCTTTATCAATCAATCAAATCAGCTATCTAAAATGATGAAAGATTGGGTGTGTTCTGATGATTCTACTTTTGTCTGGAGTCCTGGTGACACGGAATATGACACATTAACACAATACCTTGTTTATTTCACAAAGCTGCAGTCCACAACGCATAATCCAAAAGAAATTAAACAAGTTAAAGCAAGGTGGAGATTTATAGCTTCATGGGCAACCAACCAGTATTATTTTGGAACACAACCTCAACTGCATGGCAGGCTACCCTGGCGTAGCATTTGTGATGCCCTGGTTTGGAACAGCAGAAAAAGAGCTATTGAGGAACATAACATAGATCGCCACATGAGCCTGCCCGAACTTATCAACAGACGCATTTGGGATGCTGGACCAACAGAAAAAACTTTAAGAGAATATGTAGATGAAAGGGTTGAAAAAGGGGTCTATGTGGTTTGTAATTTACAAAGTGATAAAAAAAAGAAATGGGTAAGTTTAAGTGTTTCTGCCATTATAGATTATTGGATATTGGCTATGGGTGGATATCTTGTGCGTGCGAGTTTTAGAGATGGGAGGTATGGCACAAGCCCAAACGACCAAAAAAAATATTGGGTTGAAAAACTAGGGATGACGGGGGAAATTTGGGATTGGGCTATGGAACGAAATTGGGAAGTAATTTAAGTAGTAAAAATTACTATATTTTTTCTGGGAGGAAAAAGAAAAGATGAGGAATAACATAAAGCGCCTGGTGATAGCGCGAGGGTGGACAGTAGCAGAGTTAGCAAGGCGGTTAGAAATGCAGCCACATACGCTTGCTCGATACGCGAGAGGGGATAGTGAACCAAAGATGAATTTAGCAGAGGATATAGCAGAAGTTCTTGAGTGTTCTGTGGAAGAAGTCTTAGGAACTGACAATGTGATTGAGAAAACCCAGATGAACAGGCTGCCTTGTTATTTTACAGATGTAAATAACACGTATGCAGAGGATCAGGAGCCATTAGAATTTTTAGACTTACCTAGTGATTTACAGACAATCAAAAATGTTTATGCGGTGAAAATTGCTGGTGACTCTATGCACCCCAGGTTTTCAAGTGGGGATATTTGCATCGTTCATCCATATGAGCCTGCAAGAATTGGTGATTCTGTAGTGCTTAAAAAGCAATCTGGGAATGCTGTTATAAATTCTGTTGTTGTGAATAAATCAGGTTCAAATAACTTCATTTCAAAACATCGGATCATTAGAGTAATTTATAGGTAATTATTACTATACTTTTAAACTAGTGCTGTTCTCAATATAAATTGCGTAATAATTAGTATATAAAAATTCTCACCTAGTCGTAATAATATATTACGTTAGGAGAGAAACATCATGCAAAAATTAATCATACTTGGAGAGGGTCTAACCCTTTGTGCCTTCTTTGCAGGCATATATGCTTTGCTACATTTAGCATGTGCATTTTCAGATCAATGTTCAAAGACTATGGGGTGGATGTGATGCAAAACAATCATGCTTTGCTATCAGTTAAAGAAGCAGCTATTGAGCTATGGGGCAAATACACCGACAGCACTCGGCACCGCACAATCGCCCTTATCAAAACAAAACAGATTGACTCTGTTCATTTTGGAAAACGCTGGTTTGTGCCAGCAAAAGAAATAAAAAAATTTAGCCATGAGAATAACGATGAAGCGTGAGTATGTTTTAAAAAGCGCACAATCATTGATTGCTGGGGAAAGGCATAAAGAATATGGCAATGCGCTGGATAATTTTGAGCGCATATGTGCGGGTTGGGAGGTGATTTTTGGGTGTGAAGTCAAACCCTATCAAGTGGCATTAGCAATGGATTGGGTAAAAACATCCAGGCTTGTGCAAACACCTGACTCGCATGATGGCTGGATTGATAAAGCAGGCTATGCTGCATTGGGTGGAGAAGTGTCTGATGAAGAAGCAGAGTAAAAAAATGTCATTGGCTGAAGCATTCACAAATGCTGTTATTGGTTTAGTTGTGTCCTGGCTTTTTACTTATTTTATGCTGCCACTTTTTGGGCTGCAACCCAACGCACATATCGCGCTTTGGATCACAGCCTGCTATTTTGCCCTCTCAACAATTAGAAGCTATTTAATCAGGCGCTTGTTTGCTAATTTTCTAAACGTGTTGCAATAACTGCTTGTTCAATTTCATTACCTATTTGAGAATCATGTTTTCTGTTCTCCAGCCAGATGCCATATTGTCTATAGGTAAAGTCTATATTTCGATGCCCCATCAAATAAGTTATGGTTGCTGGTGAATAGCTGGTTTTAAAAATTAAAACTGAAGCATAAAAGTGCCGCAGATCATGCCAGGTAAAAGGTTTTATTTCAGTTTCTTTGTTTTTTTCCCTTAACTTGTTTGCCTTAACAATACCTTTCTTTAAACCTTCGTTATACCAAGCCCCTGCCCTAACAACATCCCCATCACTATTGGGAAAAACTAAATCTTTTTGTGTGCCATCGAAGTGTTTGTATTTTGGTTGCTGCTCTAAATGTGTCCGTAATTTTTGTGCCAACTCATTGCCAATAGAAATATCTCTTGTAAGACTTTTTACTTTTTTAAATTTACCAAATTTAGATAAACTCCTATCAATTAAGATACTACTTCTGTTAGCTATTGTGACATTATATTTCCCTAATGCTCTTAACTCAGAAGTTCTAGCCCCTGTCATAATGGCTGTTTCTGCCTCAAGCTGATATTTAGGCATAGACCGTATTACATCCCAAACGTCTTTTGGATCAATTCTTCTATATTCTTTTTTTGGATCATAAATAGGTTTTATAGAAGTAGTTGGGTTATATGATATTAATTTATGATCTATCGCATATTGAAAACAACCAGTTACAATGACCCATCTATTGTTACAAGTGCTTGCTGATACTTTTTTATCTGGATTTTTTTCATCACAATGCAAAGCATTTTGCACATAATTTTTAAGTATGCCAGTTGTAATATCTTCTAATTTATATTCAGTTAATAGCTTATCATTAATAAAAAGTGTTCTTAAAATTCTTTTACCTGCATTAAGTGAATGAACATAGTCATCACTAATTTTAATATTTCGTGATTGGCTTTCTTCCCACTCATCTAACAACTTGCCAAATGTATTATCTTTATACCCCACATCAACGCCATCGCTTGCAAGTTTTAACAAGCGATTGCGTGCCTCGATAGCTTCTTTTCTTGATGGTTTGCTGAAGGGTAGTATTCCAAGTTCTGACCTTAAATCTACTTTGTAAGAATTTTTTGTTCTTATATCTTTATAAACTGTTCCCATTTGCCCTCTCCACAATAAAACGTAATGATTATAGAGAGCATTTTTATTACGTTCAACACAAATTATCTTACGGCTAATAATCCATTTTAAAAAAAAATGTTTCATTTGTGTTTCATATGCCTAAAAAATAGGCAAAAAAGCCGCCCTCTGTTTTTTCACAAAGGGCGGTTAAAGCATTGATTTTATTGTATAAAATGTTGGTTGCGGGGGTAGGATTTGAACCTACGACCTTTAGGTTATGAGACTGAAATAGGACATTTTATTTAACAATAAAATCAAGGACTTAGAGCCAAACCCTTGATTTCCTTGTTATAGCAGACCAGAAGAAACCAATCAAGTCCAATACAGACCAATAAAAATGTTTCATTTCATGTTTCATGTCATTCTTAAATCCAGCGATTGAGTGTCCGTATCAACGTAAACAAGTTTTACGTTTAGTGACTTCTGTTGTTCGTTCAGAACTCTGTTAATTCTTTCACTTTTTGATCGACCAGGATTAACTCTTTTGCTGTCTTTCTTCACCTCCAACAGTAGCATTTCACCATCAGGACTCAGGGCAATTACATCTGCTGGTTGGTGAGCTTGTGGTGACGTATAAACCCACCACCCTTTTCTTATGTAATGCTGCACGACAATAGCTTCAGCCAGATCGCCTGCAACATGTTTTTTATCTCTCATCCCTCTTTGATTAACTCTGCCATGCGCTTTGCTCTGGCAGGTGTTTGCTTTGCCCACTTTGAATTTAAAAATTCTCTACTGGCAAGCTCATAATCTTGGGCATGAACAGCCCCTAATGCTTTTTTAAATTTCTTAAGTGCAGGCATTCCAAGCTGAAAACAAATTTCAACTAATGCCCGTTGACGATTGGGGGTTAAATTATACCAAAAGACAAAACTTTCTTCACACTCTTTTAAAACTCTTTTAATGTCGTTCTTCAGCAAATATTCAGCTTCTTTTTTTGAAATGCCGACACCACCTTCTGAAATGTTCCTTCCATGCCCAACCGTATGTGCGCCTGCGGTGCAGAGGTAGCACGTAGAAGAATATCCTTCTTCAGACTTCAAACTTTTGACAGCTTCTTTGATAGGGAAAATTATCATTTGAATGCCACCTCACCTAAATCAATTTTATAGTCGTTCAATAATGGTGAGCAAAATGCCCCCATGAGTTTCCAGCCTGCAGGGGCTTTATACTTGTAGTAAACTTCAAGCCCTTTTGTTTGCACATCCTGTCTGCACAATTCAATGCTGTGCATAGGTGGTCCAGAAATGGTGTGAAGCATAGGCTCAGATTTATCTGGTCCACCAAACAGAAGCAGAACTGCAATCCAGATTTCCATGTTCATTGATGCCCACCATTGATCTTTTCACGTAGGGCGATAAACCTTTCATCTAACCTGTCTCTATGCCTTTCGAGCTTGCTGGTAATGTTTCTTTCATTAGCTTCTAATTTCTGATTGACTGACTCATGGGCTGTCCAAAGTTGTGTGATGTTTCTTTCAGCCTGATCCATCTTGGCTACCAGAGTGACTGTGTGACTAGATTGCTTTTCCAGATTTTGAACATCTTTAGCAAGCATACTGATTGCCTCAGAGTGTTGTTGGCTTCTGGCTTGCAATTTCGCGTAACCGATAATTGCTGTGATAGCAACAATGCCAAGAGGAATCAGCATTTTTAACAAAGCCATGTCCATTAGTCAGTTTTCCTAGCCGCATCTGCCATAGCTTGCGATTTGTCTTGACTTGACCTACTGCTACCTAACCAAAAATTCAGCGTTTGACTAAATCCAGCCGCTAGTGTGCCAAGCAAAATATAAACAATTTCCGAATTGCCTTCAGGCAAAGGATCACCAAGAATAAGCCACAGCATCACGCCAAAGCCTGTTATGACCAAAACAGAGATAACACACACAGCGATTGCGTGCAGGGTGGACTTTTGCGCCATGCCCCTTGCACTCACTCTATCCTGGCTGTGTAGCTTTGCAGTTTCCAAACGCTCTTTTGACAACTGCATTTTTAGCTCAGTCTGTAGCTGTGCATCAGATTTAATAATCTGAATAACTTTTTGCACATCTTCAGAGCTTTTAATTTCTTGCCCTGTTATATCCTCTGCAGCACCCACCACTTTTTGGGCTACCTTTTTAGCATTCTTGCCAGCAAGCCCTCCAATTAAATCAGGGATAAACTCGCCAGCAAGGTCTAATGCTAAAGGAATGAGCGAGGCGATCACCAGATGCCACCTTCTTTCAACAGAACAGCAACAGCTGCTATGGCAATCCCAGCAACAGCGACCCAAAAGTTCCCAATCAGAACACTCACGCCAACGGCTGCAACTGCAAAAGCCGCCCAACTAGACGGCTCTTGTATTCGTGCAACAATCCAATTTTGCG